GCGGCAATGCCGCAACAAGGCCAATGACAATCAAGAAGAAACACCCAGCACAGGAAGACTTCCGTGTCTTCATGTACATGGTGTGGAAGCACCTCGGGTTACCCGATCCCACACCCGTTCAATATGACATTGCGTACTACCTTCAACACGGCCCCACCCGTGGCGTTATTGAAGCATTCCGTGGAGTAGGGAAGTCCTGGATTACAGCAGCCTTTGTATGCTGGCTCCTGTGGAATAACCCTCAGCTTAAAATTCTCGTTGTGTCCGCCTCAAAGAACCGTGCGGACCTTTTCTCGATATTCGTTAGACGGCTCATTTCAGACCTCCCGGTGTTGAGACATTTGGCTCCCCGTAGGGACCAACTCGATTCCATGCTGATGTTTGACGTTGGACCGGCAACCCCGGACCAGTCACCCTCAGTGAAGTCCGCAGGTATCACCGGGCAAATCACCGGCTCCCGTGCTGACATCATCATTGCCGATGACATCGAAGTACCNAACAACTCAGCCACGCANACCATGCGTGACAAGCTCTCGGAATCCGTCAAGGAATTCGATGCGATCATCAAGCCACTGAAGGCCGCTCGGATCATCTACCTGGGGACNCCNCAGTGCGAGATGTCCCTGTACAATCAGCTTCCNGAACGTGGCTATGAGATTCGTATCTGGCCTGCTGAGTACCCGAAGTTCAAGGACATCATCAAGTACCAGGGCCGTCTGGCCCCGCTGGTGACCAAGGCCCTAGAAGCTGATTCNAACCTTCAGGGGCAACCNCTCGATCCCCAACGGTTTGATGCAACAGACCTNGCTGCACGACTNCTTTCATATGGCCGTTCCGGGTACGCCCTCCAGTTNATGCTGGATACATCCCTGGCTGATGCCGATCGTTACCCGCTGAAGATTTCAGACCTGATGGTGCTGAACCTCTCCCCGATGATGGGTCACATCAAGTTGGCCTGGGGGGCTGCACCAGAAGTGTGCATCAATGACCTCCCCGCAGTGGCCCTTCAGGGTGACCGCTATTACCGCCCCATCTTCAAATCCCAGGAGATGTCCGAGTACACCGGCTGTGTCATGGCCATTGACCCCTCNGGCAGGGGCCAAGATGAAACCGGCTATGCCATCATCAAGATACTCGCCAGCAACCTCTACGTGGTCGCTGCGGGTGGACTGAAGGGTGGCTACGATGAGGCCACGCTGGAGACCCTAGCGAAGCTGGCCAAGACTCATCAGGTGAACCACATCATCATCGAAGCCAACTTTGGTGACGGCATGTACACCAAGCTGTTCCAGCCAATCCTCCAGAAGCACCACAAGTGCATGGTAGAGGAGGTGAAGCACAGCACTCAGAAGGAAGCCCGGATCATTGACACTCTTGAGCCGGTGATGTCCTCCCACCGTTTGGTGTTTGACCAACGTGTGATTGAACACGACTACCGGACCGCTGAGAACGACATCCAGTACAGCCTGTTCTACCAGATGACCCGGCTGTCCCGTGATCGTGGCTCTCTTGGCCATGATGACCGCCTGGATGCCCTGGCAATGGCCGTGGCGTATTGGGTGGAGCATCTAGCCGCTGATGGTGACAAACTCGCTGAGGCCATCAAAGAGAGGAACCTTATGGGTGACCTGAAGAGGTTCATGTCCCATGTTGTAGGGGGCAAGCCCAAGGCCAAGTCCTGGCTCGGTTCCAACAGGGCAAGACGATAATGGGTTGATTGTGATGATGATGGTGTCATGGTTGTACAATAGGATAGACGGCACTGCTGCTATCCGGGGCATCATCGGATTCACTCCGGTGCCAGACTTCAGGTCTGGACTAGGGAAACCTCAAGCGTCACATCCAGGATCAACCTGGGGGACACTGAAAGCACACCAAAGATTGGTGCTGAGGAACACCTTTGCACTCTTACCCATTGGTCTATTTATGGGGGTAAGGGGGCAAACTAGAGTGTTCCTAAGCATCTTTCCAGGATGGTGCTTAGATGTGTCAACCCCAGTGTCTCTTAAGTACAACTTAGGTAGACTGGAGTGGTTGACAATAACAACATCAATACCAAGAGGACCATCCCCTTAAAGGGACTCCTCAGGAGACCCCACAGTGTTCTTTGGTCATGCCGATGGTGAGAGGCCCATTGGTGTGACTGAGGGTGACATTGTGGTGTCCCCTGAGGGGTACGTCTCGATACCTACGTCCAAATAATTTAGAAGAAAAAATGTCAAGCCCTCCCTCGACTTTGAAAATGGCGCGGTTCCCCCCGTGCCACCCAGCAGCGGCCCGCACTGATACCCAGCGGCCACCTCNGGCACACTTCAATTGTCACGGCAGGGGCGCTGTAGCTGCATGAACTGGCACACAATCTGCCGCATGTGCTGCAAGTGCTTGATTATAAAGGCATGGCACTAGCTTCGATAGCTAGCGGTGCCTTCGCATATAGCCTGATGTTTCCCTTTAGGGGAGNCATNGGGCTTTTTTTTCGAGATGTTAGTGGTTACTAACCTAGANGCACCAAAGTGGTGCATTTTGGAATCTGACGGTATCAGTGGCATTTTTTATGTTAGTGACCACTAACGTGAGTGACCACTAACCACTTCAGGTGCCACCTCAAGGGACCACTCCAGGTGCCACTCCAGTCGCCACCAATAGGCAAACCGATGCTTATCTACATCCTGTTCATCTTAGGCTCTATCCCATACATATTCTTTATCGTTCTCTTTTGTTATGCCTTCTATCATGAGTGCATTAAGCGGACCTAGTGGGGCCTTTTGTTTTCCCTATCGTGGCAACTCCANTAATCTAAACAATCAATTGGCNTNATTGNNGTGTGCTGCCGATAATGAACACATCAAAGTTCATTTCACCGGGAGGCACACCATGTTTAACAGCAAGGTTTCATTTGTAATCGGCCTGAATGCCTACAGCCGTCCATATCCTGAATCAACTGCCGTCAAGGCTGTCACTGAAGAACTCGCAGTGCATGGCATTGATGGTTTCTCTCTCACTCGCGGTATTGGTTTCTGGAGGGGTGCGCAGGAGGACATCATTACAGTGTCAGTGCTGGTGACACCTGATTCAGTGCTTCCAACCTATGCCGAACGTATCGCTCAGGTGCTGGCCATCAGGTTGAACCAAGAGTGTGTGTTGTGGTCCATTGATGCTGCTGATGCTGGCCTGTCCTATGCGGCACACAATGACAACTTCAGGGCCACTTCAGTTGCAGCTAAGGCGGCATAACAGGCCATTCCTATCTATTGATTTTATCAATTTTTTTTTCACTTGAATGGGGGTTTCACTATGAACACGATTGCACAGTCTGCACTACCTTTGTCGAATCGTATTGCTGACACTGGCGCGGCCCAGGGCTTACGTCAGCATTCCATAGGTTCATCTTTCCCGGTCATTGTAGCGGCACGGCAAGGGGAGCAGGGGCTAACATGGGAAGTGTCCCTAGGGGATATCACCGTGGCTGGCCTTACCAACCATCAGGCGCATGATCTGGCTGATGGGATTGCCAAGATTTACCGGGAGCATGGCAAGGTGGCTGCGCTGGAAACTCTCCAGGATATCCAAACGGCTGCACTGTAAGGAATTGGTCATGAGCAAAAAACAATTTTATGAACTGGCCACCGTCAATGGCATCGAAGTCGAATACACTCCTGGTGGAGTTGGACGCGGCTACGATAAGACTGCGCAGCCATTCCATATTATGCTGGATGCGCCTGCCGGAAAAACCTTCCGGGGCACTGGCATCCACTGTGATGGCAGCATTCAAGGTCTAGATGGCACCACCAAAACCGATTGGCCACGTTGCGTCCGTGAGTTGCGGGCATTCATTGCTGCTGGTTTTGATGCTTGCACTGATCCTGACTGTGATATTTGTCATCCTGATTAGCTATCAGGCGTTGGAAACACTTCAGGAACCACTAAGTGACCCTTCGGGGCCGTTTATTGCAGAGGAGAAAGCATCATGCGAGTTGCCACTATACCTGTTTTCAAGTTTGATGAATTGACACCCATTGCTAAGGAAATTGCACGTGGCTGGTGGCGTGATGGCTGGGACTACCCATGGAATGAAGAAAGTCGAGGAAGTATAGAGACATTTTGCAAACACTTCGGTGTCACCCTAAAGGATTGGCAAGTTGGCCCATACTGGCCCTTCAGTTATTCCACGGATGCCGGTAATGCCAACTTTCGTGGCCTGAAGTTGCGCGATGTTGAGAAAGAGGCAATGCCCACCGNNTNCTGTCTGGANANTAGTTTGTGGTATGCCTTTTATGATGAGTTCAAGCGGTCTGGCGATGCTAAGGGGGCCTTTAATGTGGCACTGGATGCTGGTTTTAGGGCGTGGTCTGACGATATGGAGGATCAATTGTCAGATGAAGCAGTTGATGAGAACATAACTTGCAATGACATTGAATTTACCAAGGATGGTCAGCCATATCGTGCGTGACTGTTATTCCTGAAGCATCCAGCAACCACTTAAGCGGCCCTTCGGAGCCGTTTTCGTTTGCTGCCTGCATGGTTCTATAGGCTGTCCCTGAAAATCGCTTGTAGGCCCGTTTAAGGCCCTTCCTGAAGGTTTAATGGAAACGCTATTACGCACACATGGCCGATTGAAACATTCAATTGGATATTTCCTTCATCAGCACCGATAATCCATTTCATCAAGCAGTTGAACTGAAGCACTGGCCGACACGGGCCTTATCAAAAGCGTGGGAACCCGGCGAACGGCCTTCATGGGCACAATGGGATTCACTCAAAAAAGCCAATGCAGTCTGTCCAATCGTAACCCCACTGATTTTCAGTGCTGGGTTATCACTGGGAGAACTATCATGGCTTTTGAGATTAAGAATTTTGCTGGGAAGGTATTGCTTACTATTGAAGGAGACACCCTGCGGGGTGCGAACCTGCGGGGTGCGAACCTGCGGGGTGCGGGCCTGGAGGGTGCGAACCTGCGGGGTGCGAACCTGGAGGGTGCGAACCTGGAGGGTGCGAACCTGTGGGGTGCGAACCTGTACGGTGCGTACCTGCGGGGTGCGGACCTGCGGGGTGCGGACCTGCGGGGTGCGGACCTGGAGGGTGCGAACCTGCGGGGTGCGAACCTGCGGGGTGCGAATCTGGAGGGTGCGAACCTATCAGCCTTTTCTTTAGTGCCAGAGAGGGGGTTTTTCACGGCCTATAAGAAATTGGACGGGGGAGTCATAGCGGAGCTTTTGATTCCCGAAGGTGCCTCTCGAACATCATCTTTGGTTGGCCGTAAATGCCGGGCGTCAGAGGCCCTTGTGGTTGGCTTGAGTGGTCCTTCTGGAAAGCCTGTTCGCAAATGTACTTCCACTTATGACCCCGAGTTTGTTTATCAGGCGGGGAAAACGGTTGTCCCTGATAAATACGATCCAGACA